TGGTAATAGCTCTTTTCCTAGCCAAGTAGTTAGCGACGAAGTTAAAGCAAGCTTAGATTATGGTATTCAAGTAGCTAGAGCTATTGAAGGAGAGTGGTTTCAAGAAGGTCGTTCCGGTAATAGATACGCTCAAAGCTACAGCAATTACCATCAACTTAGATTATATTCTAGAGGCGAGCAGTCAATAGCTAAATATAAAGATGAATTATCTATAAACGGTGATTTATCTTATTTAAATTTAGATTGGAAACCAGTGCCAGTTATACCTAAATTCGTAGATATTGTCGTTAATGGTATGTCTAATAAAGAATACGATATAGTTGCTTACGCACAAGACCCTGAAAGTCAAAAGAAAAGAACCGATCATGCTAACGAAATAGCGGCAGATATGGTTGCTCAAGATTTGATACAACAAGCAAAAGAAAATACTGGAGCAGATTTTTCAAGATCAAACTTAAAGCAAGAAGAATTACCATCTACTCTTGAAGAGTTAGAATTACACATGCAACTATCTTATAAGCAAGGTGTTGAGGTAGCTGAAGAAGAAGTAATAAATAATACTTTAGCAAGAAATAAGTATAACTTAATTAGACGTAGGTTAAATCACGATTTAACAGTACTAGGTATTGCTGCAGTGAAAACAGGTTTCAACCCATCAAACGGAGTAACTATTGATTACGTTGATCCAGCTTATATGGTTTATTCATACACTGAAGATCCTAATTTTGATGACATATATTATGTTGGTGAAGTTAAATCTATAACTATATCTGAATTAAAAAAACAATTTCCAGACATATCTGAAGACGAATTAGAGGCTATACAAAAAATGCCAGGTAATTCTCAGTATATAACGGGTTGGGGTAATTATGATTCAAACACTGTTCAGGTTATGTATTTTGAATACAAGACTTACATGAATCAAGTGTTTAAGATAAAAACAACAGATAATGGATTAGAGAAAGCTATAGAGAAAACAGATAGCTTTGATCCACCTTCTAATGACAACTTTGAAAGAGTAAGCAGAAGTATAGAGGTCTTATACACTGGAGCCAAGGTTTTAGGTAACAATCACATGCTTGAGTGGAAGCTTGCTGAGAATATGTCTAGACCTTTTGCTGACACGACAAAAGTAGAAATGAATTACTCTATATGTGCGCCTAGAATTTACAAAGGTAGAATAGAGTCTATAGTAAGTAGAATAACTGGTTTTGCTGATATGATTCAGTTAACTCATTTAAAGCTACAGCAAGTAATGTCTAGAATAGTACCAGACGGTGTGTTCTTAGATATGGATGGTTTAGCTGAAGTTGATTTAGGTAATGGTACAAGCTACAATCCTGCAGAAGCTCTTAATATGTATTTTCAAACTGGTAGTGTTGTAGGTAGATCACTCACGCAAGACGGAGGTATGAATTCAGGTAAAGTTCCTATTCAAGAACTATCGTCATCATCGGGTCAAGCTAAAATACAAAGTTTAATAGGTACTTACCAGTACTACTTACAGATGATAAGAGATGTAACTGGTTTGAATGAAGCGAGAGATGGTTCTACACCAGATAAAGACTCTTTGTTAGGTTTACAAAAAATGGCAGTCAACGCGTCTAACACAGCAACAAGGCACTTGATGCAAGCTCAGTTGTTTTTAACTTTAAGAGTATGCGAAAATATTTCTTTAAAAATAGCAGATTCTTTATCATACCCATTAACAGCTAACTCGTTAAAGCAAAGTATATCTAACTATAACTTTCAAACACTTAGTGAAATTGAAAACTTAAATCTACACGATTTCGGTATATACTTAGAACTAGAGCCAGATGAAGAAGAAAAAGCTAAGCTAGAGCAAAATCTACAAGTAGCATTACAAACTGGAAGTGTAGACCTTGATGATATTATAGATATAAGACAGGTTAGAAATTTAAAAATGGCTAATCAGTTGTTGAAGCTAAAGAAAAAGAAACGTCATCAACAAAAAATGGCTGACCAACAAGCAAATATACAAGCACAAGCGCAAGCAAATGCACAGTCTGCTGAAAAAGCCGCTATGGCTGAGGTTCAAAAACAACAAGCTCTTACTCAAGAAAAAGTAAATATAGAGCAAGCAAAATCTCAGTTTGAGATACAACGCATGCAAACTGAAGCTCAAATAAAAAAGCAACTAATGGCTGAAGAATTTAACTATCAGTTTCAGTTAGCTAGAATAAAGGTCGATGCTGAAAAAAGTAGAGAAGTTGAAATAGAAGATCGTAAAGACGAAAGAACAAGAATACAAGCTACACAACAATCAAAAATGATAGCTCAAAGACAAAATGATGAGCTACCTAAAGACTTTGAATCATCTGCGTTTGATGATCTAAGTGGCTTTGGTATGCAGTAGTTTAGCTTTATACAAAAGCAAACATTAACTATTTAATTATATTATATTATGTCACAAGAAAAACAAGAGGGAGAATTTTCCTTAAAAGGTAAAAAAACAAAGCCTAAGAATTTAGGCAAAAAAACAAGATGGACCTATAAAAGTAGATTTATCTGCAGCGGTTGAAAACAAAGCTGAAGAACAAGAGGTTACTAAAGTAGAAATCAAAGAACCGGTTGTTGAACAGGTTGTTGAAGAAGAAATTAAACAAGAGCAAGAAGTTGCTCAAGAAGATACACCCACCATACAAGAGGTTACTGATGAAACCGCACAAGACGAAGCAGAGGTTTTAGAAGAACAATTAGAACAAGCTATTGTAGAAGAAAGCGTTGGAGTTAATTTACCAGAAAATATAGAAAAGCTAGTTTCTTTTATGGAAGAGACTGGTGGTACGATTAACGACTATGTTAGACTTAATGCTGATTATTCTAATATTGATAACGACACATTACTTAAAGAGTATTACAAAAAAACAAAGCCTTATTTAGACAATGAGGATTTAAGTCTCTTACTTGAGGATTTTTCATATGATGAAGATTTAGACGAAGAAAGAGACATACGCAAGAAGAAACTTGCATTTAAAGAAGAAATTGCAAAAGCCAAAAGTTTTTTGGAGGAAACAAAGAGTAAGTACTACGACGAGATCAAGTTGAGACCGGGCGTAACTCAAGAACAAAGAAAAGCTGTGGATTTTTTCAATAGATACAACGAAGAGCAAGGCAAAGCCGAGCAACAACACGAGTTATTTAAAAACCAAACTAAAAAACTATTCTCACAAGATTTCAAAGGTTTTGATTTCAATTTGGGAGAAAAGAAATTCAGGTATGGTGTAAAAGATCCTAGTAAAGTTGCAGAAACCCAGTCAAACATTAGTAACATCGTAGGGAAGTTCCTTAATAAAGATGGTAGTGTTAAAGACCCAGCGGGTTATCATAAGGCAATGTACGCCGCTGCTAATGTCGATACTATTGCTAATCATTTTTATGAACAAGGAAAAGCTGACGCTGTCAAACAAGTTATAGACAGTTCAAAAAATCCAAGTCAAGCTCTAAGGCAATCGCCTCAAACAGGGTTTAAAGATGGTATCAAGGTAAAGGTGTTAAATGAAGGTGCTCTAAGTTCGTCAAAATTAAAAATAAAAAAAATAAAAATTTAACATTTAAAATCATTTAAAAATGGCATTAAACAACGCATTCGGTTCAATTAAACCGAGTCAAAAACAACAATTACTGTCTGACAACTATTTAAGTTTTACAGATGGATCAGGAAACGATTTTGCACAACAATATCTACCTGAAATTTATGAACAAGAAGTAGAGCGTTACGGAAACAGAACGTTATCTGGATTCTTACGTATGGTAGGTGCTGAAATGCCTATGACTTCTGA